ATGTTGGATGTTCCAATTATTTTTAAGGGGGAAGTCATTGGTGTTATATGTATTGAAAGTTTAACTCCTCGTGAGTGGAAAAAATCTGAACTAGAGTTTTCTCAATTATTATCGTCTACTTACTCATTCTCATGTTGGGTTAAAGAAAGTAATGATTTAACGAGAAGAAATATAGAAACTGAAAAATTCATAAATGAAGCGGCGATTGTTTCAATTACTGACAACAAAGGAAAAATAACTCACGTAAACTCTAAATTTGAAGAGGTATCGGGTTGGAAATTAAAAGATGTGAAGGGTAAAGACCATAGTATCGTTAATTCCGATTCACAACCTGACGGATATTGGGGTAAGATGTATGACAAAGTATTAAAAGGTAAAATATGGAATGATGTTGTTACTAATAAAACAAAAACAGGTGAACTGTATTATGTTGACACATACATCAAAGCATTATTTGACAAAGAACAAAAATTAGAAGGTTTTTCATCAATTAGACAAGATGTTACCGAACTGAAAAAAAAGGAACTTGAAATTCGTAATAGAATGAACGCAATTAATAAATCTAATGCAGTGATTGAGTTTGATTTAGATGGAAATATTCTTTTTGCTAATGAATTGTTTTTAAATACTATGGGTTATTCATCACAGGATGAAATAGTCGGAAAACACCATAGTATGTTTATCTCAGATGATGACTTAAATAGTGATGAGTATCGTGTTTTTTGGGAAAAATTAAAAGAAGGTATATTATTCTCAGGGGAAATTAATAGAACTAAAAAAGATGGGACCTTAGTGTATTTGCAGGCGACTTATAATCCAATTGTTGGTATAGATGGTAAAATTTATCGTGTTATGAAAATAGCCACAGATATTACCAACTCTCACGAACAAAAGAAAGAAATTGAAAAGAAAAACACGTATTTAGAACACGCGGCAAAGATATTAAGACACGATATGCACTCAGGGATTAATACTTACATCCCAAGAGGTGTTAACTCATTAGAAAGAAGATTAACTCAAGAAGATATTACTAATCTTAAAATCGAAGCCCCACTTAAAATGATTAAGGAAGGTCTTAAACACTCACAAAAAGTTTATAAAGGAGTTTACGAATTTACCAATCTTGTAAAGAAAGATGTTGTATTAAACAAAACCGAATGTGATTTAAAAATGATTCTAACTGACTACTTATTATCAACGGCATATATTAGTCAAGTTATTATTGACGAATTACCAACTATTGAGGTAAACGAACCTCTATTCTGTACCGCAGTTGACAACTTGATTAGAAATGGTTTAAAGTATAATGATTCGGACACTAAATTTGTTAAAATTTATTTTGAAGGTGATACTCTGAATATACAAGATAATGGTCGAGGGATTAACCAAAAAGATTTTGATGAGTTATCAAAACCTTACACTAGAAAAGAAGGTCAAAAAGAATCAGGAACTGGTTTGGGTCTAAATATTTGTGTGGCGATTTTGGAAGAACATGGATTTAGTATTACCTGTGAGAAAAATGAAACAGGTACAAAAATGAAAATAAAAATAAAATAATATAAAAAACGAAAAAAAAATGATTGATTCAATTTTATTAGTGGATGATGAGGATTTATTCCATTTAGTATTTGAAGATGCGTGTTCATTACTTGACATAAGTTTATCTTTAAACGCATTAAATAGTTCTGATGAAGCCGCAAAACTATTTGAAAAATGGTTCCAAGAAGGGGACAATTATGATAAACCAGAATGTGTATTTGTTGATTTAAACATTATTGGTAGTTCTTTTGATGGTATTGAGTTAATCAGAAAAATAAATTTTGAGTTTGGTAATCACGTTGTAATTGGGATTATATCATCTTCAAACGAAGCCGAAGAACAAGCAAAAGCGGTTCAAGCGGGTGCACAATTTTGGATTATTAAATCTGATGACATTGAACCTCGTTTAGAAGAGTTCAGAAAAGATTATGAAGGTTATAAAAACAGAACATTACCATTTAAAGTTTACAAATGATTAAAATAGATAGTAATACTAAAAAATTATTGATGGACCTATACGTTACCAAACGTGTGGGTCTTGAAGGTAACATTACTAAACTTATTGATAGTGAAGATGACGATGACTTTAAAAATTATCTAAAGGAATGTGAAACCAAAGACAGTGATAAAAGAAAAAAACGTCTTGAAATCACCAAAAAAATTCAATCTCAAAATAAAGAATTAAGTGATTTAAATGATGAGAATAGTCGAATTTTAAGCGAATTAAATCAAACATTAGATGAAGTTGGTCAAGATAAATTAACCTACGAAGTTCAAAATCGAGAACTTAATGAGTGGAAATTAGAAAATATCCGTTTAACTGAGGAATTAAAACATGAAATGGTTAAATCTGAACAGGCCAGACTGACCGCAGAAACCGCTAAAGAAAATGCTGAAAATGACTTAGATTTTATCCAAAAAAGAAATCAAACGGAATTAATCTCAATTATTGTTAAGGTTGCTTTATGGATGATAATTGGTGTTGGTTTAGTAACAACCTTAGTTTATATCATAACCCTTACTATGGGTAAAGACACACAAGTTATTAGTGCCGCTTGGGCAAATATGTTTGGAATCTTACTTACAAACGCGTTCTCAATTGTTGGAACCATTATGGGTATTAAGTATGCGTCAAAAGACAACGGTTAAACTTTACGTTTAGGTGCTCTCTTCTCATTCTTATATTTGATTTCAACTTCATATGGATTAACCATACTTCGTTTACTATCATATTTAAAGATTGTGATTGAATCGTCGTCTTCAAACACTCTTTCCCACTTTTTATGTTCTATTTCTACTTTTTTCTTTATCATACTACAAATTTACAAATATTTTTAATATAATTATATACTGACACAAAAAAAAAATAACCTGACATTTTGTCATACTTTGACAGATGGTATGATTTTAATAGTGTTTTTGTAAATTAAAATAAAAATTAAAAAAATTATGAGTAAAATTATTGGTATTGATTTAGGAACCACAAATTCATGTGTGGCGGTTATGGAAAATGGGGAACCTGTGGTAATCCCTAACAGTGAAGGTAAAAGAACAACACCTTCAGTTGTTGGATATATTAACGAATCTGAAAGAAAGGTAGGTGACCCCGCAAAAAGACAATCTGTAACTAACCCCACTAAAACGGTATATTCTATTAAACGATTTATGGGTACTACATTTGACGAATCTAAGTCAGAAATAGGGAAAGTACCATATGAAGTGATAAAAGGTAAGAATAACTCACCTAGAGTGAAAATTGAGAGTAAAGATTATTCTCCACAGGAGATTTCCGCAACTATTCTACAAAAAATGAAAAAAACTGCCGAAGATTACTTGGGAACAACAGTTACTGAAGCGGTTATTACAGTTCCCGCTCATTTTAACGACGCTCAACGTCAGGCAACCAAAGAAGCTGGCGAAATTGCGGGTTTAACTGTAAGACGTATCATCAACGAACCAACCGCGGCAGCATTGGCTTACGGTCTTGATAAGAAAAACCAAGATATGTTAGTTGTAGTATTCGATTGCGGTGGTGGAACCCATGATGTTTCAATTCTTGAGTTAGGTGATGGTGTATTTGAAGTATTATCTACAGATGGTGACACACATTTAGGTGGGGATGACTTTGACCAAACAATTATCAACTTTTTAATTGATGAGTTTAAGAAAGAGAACGGTGTTGACCCAAGTAAAGACCCAATGGCTCTTCAGAGATTAAAAGAGGCGGCTGAGAAAGCGAAAATTGAGTTGTCATCATCATCATCAACTGAAATTAACTTACCATACTTAATCCCTGTTGATGGAATTCCAAAACATTTAGTGGTTTCTTTAACAAAATCTAAATTTGAACAACTTGTTGATAATTTAGTTAAGAGAACAATTGAACCGTGTAAAAATGCGTTAAAAAACGCTGGTATTAAAATAACTGACATTGATGAAATTATTTTAGTTGGTGGTACAACAAGAATTCCCGCTATTCAGGATGCAGTTAAGAGTTTCTTCGGTAAAGAACCTTCAAAAGGGGTAAATCCTGATGAGGTAGTTGCGTTAGGTGCCGCTATCCAAGGTGGTGTGTTAGCTGGTGACGTTAAAGACGTACTTTTATTAGATGTTACCCCATTATCATTAGGTATTGAAACTATGGGTGGTATATTCACTAAATTAATAGAGTCAAACACAACAATTCCAACTAAAAAGTCACAAGTATTCTCAACGGCAGTTGATAATCAACCAAGTGTTGATATCCATGTACTACAAGGTGAGAGAGCCATGGCTAGCGACAATAAAACCATTGGTAAATTCCAATTAACTGATGTCCCACCATCACAAAGAGGGGTCCCACAGATAGAAGTGACCTTTGACATAGATGCTAACGGTATCATTAACGTATCAGCATTGGATAAAGGAACTAACAAAGTACAATCAATTAAAATTGAAGCGTCTTCAGGTTTATCTAAAGAAGAAATTGAAAGAATGAAGGCCGACGCTGAATTAAACGCCGAGTCTGACCAAAAAGCAAGAGAAGAGGTTGAATTAATCAATAAGGCTGACACGACAATCTTCCAATCAGAAAAGTCATTAAAAGATTTAGATGATAAAATTTCTGAAGACGATAAAAAAGATATTAATGAACTTATTACTAGTTTGAAGGAGTCAGTTGAGAAAAAAGAAATAACTATTTTAGATTCTAAGATTGAATCTATTAATACTAAGTTCCAATCAATCAGTGAGAACCTTTATAATAAATCTAATCAAGAACCTACTAATGAATCATATGACACAAACGATGTTTCTGATGTAGAATTTGAAGAAGTGAAATAGATAACCTTAATTTAATATAAAATTAAAATCCCATTCTTTTAAGTTTGGGATTTTTTTATTATATTTGTAGGACAAGTTAAATCACACATTATGAAAGTTAGTTTTGATTACGACGGTACCTTATCGTTACCTCATGTCGAGGAATTCGCAAAAGAACTAGTCGAACAAGGGTATGAGGTATGGGTTGTTACTTCAAGAGTAAGTGAAGATGAGTCTATACTCCATCCTTGGACAAAACCTGATTGGAATAAAGATTTGTGGGAAAGTTGTGAAAGGATTGGTATTCCAAATAGTAGAGTTAAGTTTACCGCACATAAAGATAAGATTACGTTTTTAGAAGGTATGGGGTTCGTATTCCACTTGGATGATGACTTACACGAATTAATATCAATTATGGAATCTAAAGATAGTTGTCAACCATTAAACGTTGGCCATTTTGATTGGCAAAAAAATTGTTTAGAAGTTTTAAATAAATAAAATATGATAAATTAATACAAAGTATAAAACACACAAAACCTAAAATTTAAAATTATGAAAAAGTTTGAAAAAGTAATGTCAGTGATTAATAAATACTCATTATTAGTTGGTGGTATATCATCGTTTTATAACTCGTATTTCAGTACTAAAAGTACGTGGGAAATGGTTGCTTGGGCTTGTGCTGCTTTGTTCGCATTGAGCGGTTTTGCCCAAATTGTTGAATTAGAAAGAAAAATCAAAGATAAAGATTTTGAATAGTTGATAATTTTAGAAAACGTTATCTCCGTGGTTATGGTAATTTAAGATTTTTTTGTATCTTTGATATATGAAAACAACTGTACCATACGAAATGACATCTAACGCGATTAAAGGTTATGATGAATCAACAATCGCTAAAGCGGAGAGAAATGATTGTGTTGTAAGAGCATTCGCATCAGCGTTTGACATACCTTATGACAAGGCTTGGGGGATAATCTCTGAGAAATTTGATAGAAAACCAAGACAAGGGACTTATAGTACGTACTCAACATTAAATAAATTGTCTGAGGTTCGTTATACTTGTAATTACAAGAAAATTAAACCAATTGGTAAAACTCGCGGAGACTTACGTTACGATGTTAAAGTGAAGGGTGAGGTAGTTAAAAGAAAAATGACTGTTGGGACATTCATTAAGAAAAACCCTGAAGGAACATTCTTCATCTTAGTTAGAGGTCACGCGTTCACAATTAAGAATGGTGTGGTTATAGGTAATTACGAAGACTCAATAAAATTGAAAAAAGAAATTTATTTCGCATACCAAATTATATAACTTATGAAAGTAATATTTTTAGATAACGATGGTGTTATGTGTTTATCTACCGAGTGGGGTGGACGCATGAAAAAGATTAAAAAATGGAAGTTAAACAATCCTGAAAGTCAGGGTTATGTTAACGACCCAAAAATTCCCGCACATATCAAGATGGATAACTTCAACTCCAAAGCGGTTAAAGTTCTAAATGAAATATTGGAATTAACTGATGCTGAGATTGTTGTATCCTCAGATTGGAAACTACATTGTACCTTGGTAGACTTACAACATATGTTTAAAGAATACGGTGTGATTAAGTCACCTATTGATGTTACACCTGACACCGTACTTAAACGCATGTCTGATTTAGAAGGTAACAGAGTGTCAGAAATCAATACTTGGTTAAATAACCACCCTGAAGTAACACATTGGGTAGCTATTGATGATTTGGATTTAAGTAAATTACCTAACTTCGTTCATACTAAAAAAATGAAAGAAGGGATTAAACAATCAGGTATCAAAGAAAAAATACTTAAATTTTTACTATAACACATTTTAATGTATTTATAGTAAAAACATTTTATGAGCAAAGTAATAAGATTAACCGAGTCCGATTTGGTTAGACTAGTTAAAAAAGTTATATCCGAACAACCCAAAATTAGTAATCCCAAAATTAGTAATGATTGGATGACCAATTTGAAAAATTCTGGTAAAAATCAAAGTGTATGTCCCATAGGGTTTAGACAAATGACACAACAAGAAATAAGTTCTTACTCTAAAAAATTGGTTAAACCTTGGTCTAATACAACTGACGGGACGGGTGACTATATATATAAAAACGCGAATACTATATGTAAAAGTACAGCACCTAAAGGTGAAGCTAAAAAGCTTCCAAATCCCTTTCAAGGTTTAACATTGGAACAAGTTGCGAATGGATTTAGAGATGCTATGAGTGGTGTTGGTGGAAGCATTGCACAAATTGTTATATCACTCTTTGGTGGTCACGTAATAAATATGGTTGCTTGGGGATTATTAGTTGCTTATGATATTTATTCTTGGGTACAAAAAGGGGTCGTTAATTGGTTTAACCTTCTTAACGATTTAATTTGGTTATTGTTGGCAGGTGTTGGTGGTAAAATAATGGGGGCTCTTAAACCTATATTGAAAGGTGAAACTAAATTAATAAACATCTTCACAAAAGCGTCTAAAACAACTTGGTGGAGTCATCTTAAACTGTTTTTAACCAAAATTAGTAGTTACGGTTCTAAAGTAATATTGCAAATTAGACAAGCGATAAGTGCGATAATAAATAAAGTTCCTACATTAAAAAGTCTGTTAAACCCATTATTGGGGATAATTAATCGTGTTGGTGGTGTTTTAACCAGAATTGAACAAACTTTTGTGGAATTTAGTAAAATTAAACCTGTTATGAAAGTTGCTAAAGTGGTTAAACCTATGGTTAAACCTGTTACGACAGTTGCTAAAGTGCTTAAACCTATGGTTAAACCTGTTGTAAAAGTTGCCAAAGAATACGTCAAAGGAGATATTCAAAGTAGGGTGGTAAATACTGGATTAAATGCTGGATTTGGTAAAACATAGTAAAAACCCCCAATCACTTGGGGGGTTTTAGTTTAAGAAGGTGTGTTATCACTCTTTTCTTTTTGGATTTTGTGAATCATCCAACCAGCAACCGCAAACTCAGCCGCCGCCCATAATAAGAATTCACCCATTGACAAATTTATATGTTTTTCTAATAAAAAGAAAATCATACCCCATTGTGCAATCACAAACGCTATTCCTGACTCAATCCTTTTTTTTGAAAAGTATGATTTTTTTGTTGAATAGATGTTTATGATTTCTGTAAAGAACCATTTAATTTTTTCCATAACGTTTTTATTGATAAATATCTCGCATAAAAAAAGGGGATGGTAGCGAAACCTCCCCTTAGTTTGTTACCATAACAGTAACGGTCCTAAACGTCCTCAGTAAAGAGGGTTATTTTTCTTTTACTAATTGTAAACATCTCTTTAAATATTCTTTAGCTCTTGACGACGGGTCTGCGTGTGCTAATACTTTCTCAATATCTTTAACTAATTCTTCACCATGTTGGTTTTCTTTATAAAGTTCGATAACTTTATCCATAGCACTGTGACAATTACTAGTTGTTTCATCCATATAGTTTTTACCACGGAATGTGTTTAAGTGATTCATTAAATCATAAGATAAGTGTTCACCTGAATCACTAACATCAGGATGTAACCTTAAAGTTCTTAATATGTCCAAGGCATCAACCATACCACTAATTCCACCACTTCTTTTATAAAGTTTTGAAGTGTAATTTTTAAATCCATCATTTAATCCAACGATTTCATCCAAGTTAACCGTATTAGTTGTTAAACATCTTTTTTGTTCTTCTTTAGGTTCTTGTGTTGACTCTTGCTCAAGAAGATGTTGACGTATCGCGGTACGAAGTTTATTTTCGTTAATTATATATTTTTTCATACTTTTGCTTATTTATAATAATAAATATTAGTATAAATCAAAATAACTCAACAATTAATTTATATTAAATTTCGTAATTATTTATTACATAAAAGTTAAATTAACACATATGGATGATTATGAGCAGAATCAAAACATGGAAACAAATATTTTTAGGAAACCTTTCAATAAAGTTCCTTATGTTGGCAATGTTCTTCAATCCATTTGGTTTCGACATTGTACAATACTATCTGATAGTCTTAACAGGAAGTTTATTCTACGCAAACTTCGTTTTGTATTGTATATCGGGACTATTTTTTGGATTGTATTTCTACTTTCGAAAATTTTCTAAATAAATTAGTCTTCATCTTCATCGTCAGGGATAATTTCATCAGACGGTAACATTAATATCATCCACATATCGAATATCATATAGTAAACCCACCAAGTTAATACTGACGATGGGTAATCTGTGGGATAAAAGATAGTTAACCACGATAACATTATAAATTTAAACATTACTATTATTCTTGCAACAAGTAGTACTGAACTTAACAATCTTCGGAACATTTTCATAATTTTACTTCAAAACGGTTTTTCATTAATTCAATTTTGTCTTCAGGTACTTCGTGTTGATTAACACCCCCGTGACGATTTTCAACAATAAGTGTGAAAACTTTAAATCCGTATTCTTTCGCCATTTCGACATACGGTTCCATTTCCCACTCTTGTGTGAATGTGTTGGACACTGCAATTCTTAAATCCCCAATTTTGTTATCAGAGTTCTTCATTGAGATTCTAACTTGGTCTTGACACCAAGCGTGTGCTTGTTTTAATTTGGTAACATCAAATTTATATTCCTTACCAACCATAAAGTACATATCAGCTTCAAAATGAACCGCACCAATAGACTTTGCCAATGTGGTTTTACCCGCACCTGGTATACCCCTAAGAATATATAACGTTTTTTCTTTCATATCTCAAATATAGTGATGAATATTAAAACAATAATTCATGAGATACTATTAGAAGCTAAAAAAAAGGATGATAGATGTACAAGATTGGCAAAACAAAAGTACGATGTTTGGCCATCGGCATACGCCTCAGGTGCGGTAGTTAAATGTCGACAAGGTAAAATTTGGAAAGAGGAAACCGAAATTGATGAAGGAACTAAAACTGATTACTCAAAAGAAAATAAATCAGGATTACACGGATGGTTTTCAAGACAAGGAGGTAAAGGCAAATCACAAGGATGGGTTGATTGTAATACCTGTCGTACCGACTCTAACGGTAAAAAAACGTGTAAATCATGTGGTAGAAGTGACGGTGAGGATAGAGCAAAATATCCTGCTTGTAGACCAACACCATCCGCATGTGGGACAAAAGGTAAAGGTAAAAAATGGGGTAAAAAGACACCAATGAAGTTAACTGAAAATATTAAAATATCAAACGAATTAAAATATCATTTAGATAATAACATATCATTATCTGATAATGTATTTAGAGTTTATTCTGAAAATTATTTTAGAATAATTAATGAAGTTAGAAGACTATATAATGAAAATTTAATATCATTAAATGATGAAGACAGTTGGATTGTTGAATCTGACTTAGGAAAAAAAGTAATCCTTGAAAGTGGTGAAGAAATTTATTTGGACGCTCCAATGTATGAAGAGGATTTGGAGGAATTAATTAGTGAGGCATTACACCGTGGTAAAAATGTTAAATTAGGTAGTCCATTTAGAACACCAGGTGGACCAAAAAAATTCGCAGTTTATGTTAAAACTCCTAAAGGTACCGTAAAAAAGGTTACATTTGGTGACCCCAATTTAAGAGTTAAAAATGGTAATAAAGATAGAGCCAAATCATTTAGAGCGAGACATAATTGTGACCAAAAGAAAGATAGAACTATGGCAGGATATTGGAGTTGTAATGTCGGGAGATACGCAAAAAAATTGGGACTAAAATCATCAAGAAATTGGTAATATGAACGAAAGAGAATTAAAAGTTAAAACAAATTTTGAAAAGTTTATTCAAGTAACACTAATACGGTTAAAAAAACAGTATGATATAACTTTTGAGAAAACTCCTGAAGTTGAGTTAGTTTCATTAAAATACAATATCTACAATAGTAAAGATACTTTTGAGGTATATATTAACACATTTAATAGTGAAGGTGGTCTAAATGAAAAATTTGGCTCAATATTACGTGAAACCTGTAGATTTGTACAATTGTTCAACGAGTATAATACTCAATTATTTTTTAATACCATTGTTCCTGAAATATTTGATTCTTTAGTATCATCCGCTGAAAAATTTAAAACTGAGTTGCAAGAATATTTGTCGGGTTATGATTCGGAAGAATCTAAATTTGTGGTTGAATACGTTAAACCCGAAAACACAAATTGGAGTAGGGGTGAGGATATTTCAGTAAGAGTAATTATTACTCTATATATTAAAGACCCTAACGACGATGATTTAAGAGATGCCGCAGAAAAAACACTTAATAGAGTGTTAACTCGTATGATTCAAAATAGTGATTTTGTTGCGTATTCATTATACACTGATGTTGAGGAAATGGATAATAACATTAATGAAATTGCTCAAATATCTACTGAGTTATCTGAGAACAAAGTAAAAAATTTTTTTACCAAACATAGTTCATCAATTAAAAAAACATTCTTAGAAGAATTGAAAAATTCAGGTGATGATGCTAAAAGTGCGTATTCTAATTTAACGAAATTAGTTAATAGTGATGAACCAATTAGTAAAGAAGAACGTGAAAAAATTGGTAACGAACTTAAAGGTGTTTTTAAAAGAACCATGGTAAAAGTTGGTATGGCTGGAATATTCTTATTACCTGGAGGAACTGTGTTTTTATTTCTTTTAAAGTTATTTAAAAACAAAAAATCTAAAACCGAGGAATTACCGTTTGACGAAATTAAAGAGGGTGATAATAAAGTACGAGTTTTTAGTGAACAAACTAACTCAGACGAGTTTAAATGGCATAGAGATAGAGAAGACCGATTAATTACAATTATTGAAGGTAATGGTTGGGGAATCCAAATAGATAATGAATTACCTAAACAACTTGAAGTTGGTAAACAATACATCATCCCTGAAGGTGTATACCACAGAGTAATTAAAGGTGATGGGAATCTAAAAGTTTCTATTCAATTTATATAGAATCTTCAGTTTCTAATTTATTTAATTCAATCATATCATTAATTCGTTTGATTGACTTATCCTTCAACGGTAACGGAGCACCATCTTCATCAATATAAACAAATTTAGTATGTGTTTTTAAGACTATAAATTGTTTACCAGTCCTAACATTGTGAGCTCGAGCTTCAATATATAATGTTACTGAGGTTGTTCCGATAGCTGACGGCCACCCAAAAATCTTTAATAATTGACCCTCCTTTGAGGGTTTTTCAAAAACACATTTATCAATCGACACTGTAACCATTCTTGGTGTATCACACAATTGCATTGCGTAAGCAACGGCTGATGCGTCTAACCAAGCAAGTAATTTCCCCCCGAATAGATTTCCGTGAAAACCTAGGTCTGACTTTTTTATTGGGTGAGTATTTAGTAATTCCATGTCAATATTTTTAAACATTTAATGTATTTTTTTGTACCTTTATCTATAATTTTATTTTTCAAAATATTTATTAAGTTCACAAATGAAAAATAAAATATATTTATAAGTATATAAAGAGTTAAAATGTCACAAGAAGACCAATACAATATAAGTTTTATAAGTCGAATATTAAAGAATAATACCTTTGGATATGACGGACTTACTTTTGATGATTCATATTCCACTAAAAAAATGGAGGGACACATTAATTATGTTGTTGATGAGATTATTGACATTAAAAACAAGATAGTTGTTGGTGATTGGATGCCCGTAATCTATCTGAATATTTCAATTGTTGGTGGTGATGTTGATTATTTAAGTCGGTTAAAACAAATTAAAACTATATTGGATTATGACCAATTTAACAACATTATACGACTTTTTTCAAGACAAATGATTAATGTTATCAAACATGATATTGAAGGAGTTTTAAAAAGTAGAATTGGATTTGATGGAATTGTTAATATTGAAAACATTGATGTGGTTACTGATGAAGTTAATAATTTATTAGAAGGTAAAATGAATAGACACGCAATTAGAACAATTGTAAAAGATATTGTTAAAGTATTAAAAACCAAAGGTGATGGGGAATATGCCTTACCTGAAGACATTAGTGATGATATGACATATGAATTCATTAATGGTCCTAAAAATATTACAGTTGAACTTGTGATTAGACCTAATGAAGATGTGAAAACATTTTTAGTTAATGGTAATTATGTTAAACACGAAGACACCATTGAAGTTCTTATTGTGTATAACCCTAATGGGGACATTAAAAAAATGATGTATGATATTATTGGTGAGTTAAATGATTTAATTGCCCATGAATTAGAACATTACAATCAATATACTACAGGTGAATATGATTTTGAAGATGATGAAAAAAGTGAGGAATCATTACATTATTATACAAAACCATATGAAATAAAGGCCCAAGTTAAAGGTTTTAAAAGATTATCTAAAGTAAGACGAATTCCGTTGGAATCTGTAATTAGAAATTGGTTCGAAACCCATCCTGATATTCACACACTAAATCAAAGAGACCAAGAAACAGTAATCAACACATTATTACAAAACGTGTAACTATTTCAATTTATCCATTAATTTTTTAATAAAAACACTTAAAGTTTTAGTAGACAACGTAATAAACTTTGACATCCCTAACGACGCGATAAATAATTTAATGTCATCATGACTAACACTACCCGATTGTATAAAGTGAATAATTGGTCCTAATGAAGGTATCATAAACGCGTATGATAACATAGTCATAATACTACCAACATTAACGTCAATTGATTTTAAGAATGATGTAAATGTTGTTTTTAAGTCTTTAGCTTTTCCCAACGTAGTTTTAAATTCTTTAGTTAAACCATTCTCCTTAATCTTATTAATAACGTCAAAAATTAAATCTTTACCATTCATAAAAATAGTACCAAGAACACCTAATAAAATTAGACTTGTATCGGTTTCACTTAAATTAGGATACTGACCAGATAAGAAACTATTAACAGGTCCCATGAAACCACCAATACCCGCTCCCCAAGTTATTAGGAAACCAAGATTATTAGAAAATTCATCAGACGAAAATTGTGCTATTTTTTTAAATAACGACACATTTTCTGTTACATTATCATTTACCTCATCATTCAATGATTCAATGATAAGTCGTCTTTTTTGTTGTTCAGTGATTAAAATCGTAGTCTTCATATACAATATAAATATATCACGCATATTTATTGTTATAAATATTTTGAAATTATGTTAAACCCAAAATTAAAACCAGGAGATAGAGTTAGATTATTATATATGGATGGTGAATCTCTTACACCAAATACTTGGGGTACAGTTAAATCGGTATATAATGTTTTTGGTTCTGACGATTATTCAGTTGTTTGGGATGACGGTGATAAAGATAATGTTGGGGAAAAAATCAGTCAATTAAATTTAATATCTGAAACTGACGCATGGGATTTTGGTGGTAGAGAAGAAAAACCTATTGAAGAGAAATGGTCTAAAAAATATAAAAAGAGTATAGATTGTAAAAACCCAAAAGGTTTTTCACAAAAAGCACATTGTCAGGGTAGAAATAAAATTACCGAAAATAATGATATGGACACGTTTATTAGAAATGCCGATGTCATTAAATATTTTAAAATTAATGGTAAAAATTATTTTGTGGATTTGGTTAGATTTTTAAAACTCCTTAGAGAAGTGTCACTTGTTAATATGTTCCAATCAGCACCGTTTTTGTATATGGGTAGAGAATATATTGATAGACATTATGGTGACCAAGTTATGAATAACGAGGAAAAATTTCAGGAACTATTAGACGAAGCTGATAATGTTAGGACTATTATGATTATGGTTACTATGGAATTAGTTAATGATAAATATGATATCAACTCAAGTGTGTACGATAATGACGATGAGGATGATAAAGATGAAAATCAAGATAAAGTATTACAATTAGTTAATAAACATATTAAAACTTTAGCTAGTAAAGTCTTTCAAATATATCTTCAATCATTCTAATTCATAATCCCACCCATCATTAGTTTTGATGGGTTTAATTGGTAAATCTAAAAATACCGCGTTTTGTTCACCAGCATGAAGACCAATAATATTGTAATCATAAAATTCTTCAGCTTCACTTTCAGTCATTAAATCTCTTTCACAAAGAATATTAATGATTTTTGACTTAGAATATAATATTCTTGGTCCATTCCCAAACTCCTCAACAATCCCTATTATAGCCTCTTCGAGACCTGTTAACAACACCGCATTTTCTGCGTATTCATCAATATCAATTTTCATAATCTAATGATAATTTTAATATTGCCGTTAATCAACATATTTATAAATAAAAAAAATTATGAACGCTTATTTTTTTAAAATGACTAACGAGGAAAGAACTAACATCCTTGACCAACATAAAGAAATTTATGACGGATATGTTACCCAATACGCAAATACTAACGAACAACCATTATATGTCCAAGATTTAGCGAATGACAAAAATGGAATTACCGTTAATAATAGAGGTGAGGTTGGTACATACAGAAATACTGGTATCAATGAAATGAAACATGATGGAAAAAACACGGGATTATTCTCAGGTGAAACCACTGAAGATTTAATTGATGAGATGGAACTTGACACAATAGGTGATGGTCCTGATGATTTAGAGAACGGAACAGTAGACTTTGAAGATGACGATATTTTTGATGATATGGATGACATTGAAATCTTTTCATTACAAGAACAACTAAATAAATCTTTAGATATGTTCAATAGATTCAACAAATACTAAAATGGAAATAAAAGAATTAGTCTCTTTTTACATAAACGAATCATCACAAACATTAGACGTTACATTTAGAACTTTACTTGATAGTGATGATGAAATAAGAACAAGTCAAATTGAATTCAATGAAATTAAAAACTTCGGTTACGATGTTTTGTTAAATAAAATTGATGAATTTGAAAATTTAATAGATGAAGACGAAATTGATTATGACGATTTTGACGATATGTACGATGATGAAGAATTAGAGGATGAGGTAATATCATTTTTAAATGAATACTACTTAATCAATCCTAAAAACTTACCCCCATCTGACTTTTTTTAAAAAGGCCCCCATATAATTGGGGGTTTTTTATTTAAATGAGTATTTATCATTATGGGAACAAATATAGACGACATTATTAGTATAATGAATAAAGTCATAGATATTGATGGTTATTCGGATTTAATTGAACAAGATGATGCTGGTGGTGCCGCTTCGGGTGGTGACGGTGTAAAACCACCATATCCAACAGTTACTAAATGGGAGTCAGGAGTAACAAGAGGTCCCGCTAATCAAATCGCGTTAGTTAAATGGGCCGATATCGTAAAAATAAACAGAGGAAAAGCAAATACTCTGTTATAATTTACATTTTTTAAAATAAACAAATATTTATAATAAAAATTAAACAAATGAGTAAAGAAAATTTTAACCCTAACGATGTTGTCTCAAGAGCATTATTGTTAATGAAATATGATTCTAATAAAACGTTAACTGAGAATCAAGATACGATTAAGTTACCGTTAATTAAAGAAAGTGATGCCGAAGACGCAGTTGTAGGTACAGGTGGGATGGTTGCGGGTACTGCAGGTGCGGCATTCGCAGGTGCAGCCGCAAGTGGTGCCGCAGCAGGAACGGGGGCTCTATCCGCTATATCAACCCCTGCAGCACTTGGAGCCGCATTAATGACACCTGTTGGTGCTGCGGTCGCACTTCCTGTCATAGCATTAACTGGTATATTTTTATATTCGGCCTATAGAAATGCCGATAATGAAGAAGTTTTAAGAAAAACTATGGAGGCTTGTTCAACTGTTGAGAAATACGGTAAAGAAGACAGTCTTATGCAAGAGGCGGCTTTAGATAAATCAGCTCATTTAGAAATTGCCGAATTATTTTACACAGGGATAATAGGATGGGGAACTGATGAGGATAAAGTTAATCTAGCAGCTTCTAAACTGAAAAACGCAAATGTTGCCGATTTATGTGGTGTTATATATGAATATCAAGGTGCTGATTTTGCGGATGATTTAGCTGAAGATTTATCTGAAGGTGAGTTAGCTCCTGTAATAACCGCATTTAAAAGAGCGGTTAGTAAATGGTCAGGTGGTGGTATTAAATTAATTCCTGCGGAATCTAAAAGTAGAAAATATTATCAAGAACATTTCCCTTGTCTTTACCAAAGTAAAGGAACTGTAACACCTGATGGTGTTAGAGCTGACCCTGAAGGATATACATATGTTGTTATTAATGGTAAACGACGTAAAAAAACTGATGGTACAATTTATCAAAAACAATACAGATTTTATGCTGAAGGTCAAAGAATTACTACAACATCCAGCAATAATCAACCTAAAGATACTAATGCAACATTGGCGTGTGTTAGTGGTAGACCTGTAGCACAGATAGGTGGTGGTCAATCATCTGAAGTCGAAATGAATGAATCATTATATGAGGCATACATCAGAAGAAATAAAATACATGAAGTTTTTGACGATACTGGTGTTAAAATTATTGATGACAATGATGTTGACGAAGATTCTGAAGGATGGGAAGATGGTAAAAAAGTTGCTGCTTGGCCTGTATGGTTGAAAAAGTACCCTTGTTTAAAAACTAAATTCCCAAGTTCAAGTGCGTTAACCGATAATATGGGTTACACATATTTTATTAACTTAAACGGATTAAATAAGAAAAATTATAGATTTTATTCTGATGGTGAAATTTGGGATGCTGAAGGAGCGAAATTTATCGGTAAAAAATGGTCTTGTTCATTAAGAGGTGATACAGTATTAGTTGAATCACGTAGAAACATGATGGAACAAATTGATTTCCCTATTGCAGGTGAAACTGATATTAAACCAAGTACATCAACATCAACATCAACATCAACATCAACAATTAAAAATTTACCAGAATGTGGTTCATTCCCAATTAAAAAAGGTTGTAAAGGTTATAAAATTGGTGAAATCCAATCAGCACTTGGTATTAAAATTGACCGAATATTTGGTCCTGAAACTGAGAAAGCATTAAAAGACAATGGTTCAACTGACGGGTCATTAACTCAAGAACTTTACGATAAAATCATGGCCGAGTTTAAGGCTAAACAAGGTAACTCAGGTGGTACTACAGGTGGTAACAACAATTTAGTCGCACCAGCCCCTGATGAATTAAAACCTCTTGACCCAAGTGCTTAAGACAAAATAAAAAACAGTAATGTTAAAAAACAAAATGGGAAGAAAAAACATTAACGAACAAGATACAGAAAATAAACCGTTAACTATTCAAGAGGCGATAAATCAAGGGTGTTTCACAAAAGAAAAACTCCCTTGGTTTACCATTGATATTGGTACCCAACCTAAAACAACAAAAGCTGACAAATTAGTTGTAACGGGTAAAAATAGTAAAGGTGATGATGTTTGGCTTTATGAGATGGAAATCGGTAAGACCACAGGAAAAGGTGTTAATCGAAAAACTCAAAAAGAATTTACATGGGCTTGTGATACAACAGTAGACCCTAAAAGTCCTAAAGGTAAACAAGACGCATTTATTACCGACTTTATTGGGAATAATAAAGATTATATTAAAGACGAACCAAGTGAATTTAAACAAGGTCGTGAATATAAAAAAGTTGATTTAAGTACATTATCCAAAATCTTTAATCCTGGTGAAAGATTCATATATCAAAAAATTAATACGGTTAATACTAAAATTGAACAACAAACACCAATTGAAACCGCGTTAAATCTAGCAGGATATACTTTAGAAGAACCTGAAGTCCCTCAACCCGAACATGATGACCACATTGATATTAGAGACTTAATGGCGGGTAAATACAAGGAATATTACAAACAATTAGTTGACATGGGTAGTCCAACTATTGTTTATCAAATGACTCAAAAACAAAAAGAGGCCTATAAAGACGCAAATAGTGGCGATACCGAATCAGTAAAAATTGTCACGGACCCTAAAGAATTGTTAAAATTAGCAAACACTAAACAGTATACTAAAAGTAATTGTAGAACGTCGATTAAAGCACTTTACAACATGAAAGATAGTAATACTAAAATTGATGACGCAACATTAATGGCGTTAAAGAAAATGGTATTTGGTTGTTATGAACAAAACACCAAATTTAATTCAGGGGCTTTTGGTGTTCAAGATGAATTAGATAATTTATTACAAGATTCAAGTAAGTATGGTCTTTATGAATTCATGAGAAATAAATCAAGACAAACAAATGAATCTATGGATATGAAAAAAATAATCAAAGAAAATTTGATTAAAACCTCAGTAAAAAAACAAAATAGATTATTATCTGAAAGTACAATTATCGTTAATCGTTACAAGTTATTAACTGAAAACATTAACCCTAAAAGTAAAAAAGACGTTAAAAAGTTTTTTGACTTAGTAATCACTGAAACCGCTTATTTACATTCTCAAGAATTTAATAAAGATTTGATTAAGGAAAGTTTCTTTGATTTATTAGGTGGATTATTCGGAAACGCCTCTACAGGTATATTTCAGTACTTTAAAGAACATATTGCTAAATGGTTGGTAACTAAGTTTGGTTTCGACCCAAATAGTTGGTTAGGGAACATTGTAATAGTTGCGGTGGGTAACTTACCATTAACAGAATTACATAATTTAACTAATTGTAGTTTTGTTAGTAAAATGTTAGCAAAAGATATTGCCGAAGGTGCTATTAATAAAATTAAAAACGAACAAGGATTAACAGGTCCTGGATATGACATATTAAGAAATGCTATGGTTGAGATGGCCGAACAAAGTACATTTGGACAAACTATCGAACATAAAATTAGTGACTACATTTGTCCTAAATTACAAAGTTTAACAGGTAAATTAGGTGATGTTACTCAAAAGATAAAATCAAACGCTTTAAGTACAAATACATCAAACGTTGGTAGTAAAGTTAAAGGATTAGCAACCACAGGTATTGATAAAATAAAAAGTTTGGTATCATAACAATCTTTTAGATTTGTCTAAAAGGCTTAACATTTTAAAGAAAGGAGAGCAAATCTGGTGAAAAGGTGTCGTGAGACACCTTTTTGCTTTTAGTACGTTTGTTTAAATTCATCCCAAATTTGAGATATAGTTGGGTTAATCACCTCGGAGAATATTGATGGTTCAAATGGTCTTCTAAGTAATTTCATATTAGCCTCTTCAGGAGTTTTATTATCCTTGATTCGGTTACAGTTTTTACAACACGTAATTAAGTTCAACCATGTATTATCACCACCCCTTGATTTAGGTCTGATATGGTCGATAGTTAAATTCTTAGATGAATTACAATAAGCACATTTAAATTCGTCACGTTTAAAGATTCGTTGTCTATTAATCTTCAATGATTTAACACGATATCTAACATAACTTAATAATCTTATAATTAACGGTCGGATATATTCTTTATCATCTGACATAATAGGGTTGTTACCTGACTTTAAAACCTCAGCTTTACCCTTATCCACCAATATAAAACCCCTTATTAATGACGTAACATTAATTGGGGTATAATCTGAATTTAACACTAATACCTTTTCCATTATGACTAAATTTATACAAAAATTAAAAAACATTCAAGTTAAAAAACTAATATTATAAAATACATTATAATTTTTATTAGTTTATATTTATTAAGTATGAATATAGTAGATAAAACAGAGTATTACAACAAAGTTAAACGATTGAAAGACAGATATTGTTATAAATTTTAAATTTTTATGGAAAGTATTAAATGTGTAATTAATCGTGACAATGATAACGGAACGTTTTCACATGTAAAAAAAATGGTAGTCGATTTATATTCTAATGACTCTAAGTACAATAATTGTTTAGTTATTCTTGGGTATAATTTGGGGAAAAATATTGACTATTATAGAGAAAATTACCCAAATAAAAAAATAATTGTCTATCAGTTAGAACAACTTTTTAATTACAATCCAAATTGGTTTAACCCCAAAAGTAAATCACCAGTAATAAAGAAGAGAACACTTCATTTAAAAAAATGGTTAGATGAATGTGATGAAATTTGGGATTATGATATGTCTAACAAATGGTTCTTAGAAAATATAGGTTATAATAAAGTAAAATTTATGCCTATGAAATATTCCAAATCTTTAGATATTCTTGAAAATAAAAAAAACCCAAAGTATGACATTTTATTTTATGGGTCGGTTAACAAAAAAAGATTTGAGATATTACAAAAATTAAATTCGAAATTTAATTTGGTTGTTATTGGTGATAGTTATGATGTCTCAGGTAATGAAATTAGTAACTCAAATATAAATTTTTTACCTAAAGATTTCACTAATAATTTAGATGAAGTTATTTCAAACTCAAAAATAGTGTTGAACCTCCATTTTTATGAAACCTCAATACAAGAACAAGTAAGATTATTTTATTTGTTAAATAACAATAAATGTGTAGTTTCTGAAAAAAGTAAAAAAAATTATTTTGGTGATTTGATTCATGAGTATGAAAATTACAACGACTTAGAAAGATTACTATCTAATTTATTAAAAGATAATAAATGGTACGATATAAGTAAAAATATTAAAACAAAGTTTAAAGAAAGAAATCTACATAATATTAAAGTTGGTGTATCATATAATTCATTTTATAATGTTGATGTGTTAAAAAAATCAATTGAGTCAATTATTAATGTTGTTGATTATGTTTGTGTTATACATCAGAAAAAAAGTTTTTCGGGTGAAATTGGTTCATATGAAAATGAACAATTATTACTTGAATTACAAAATTACGGATATATTGATTAGTTAGTTATTTATGAAACCTAATATACAGATAAAATTGATGGTATGATTGATAAAAGAAATTTGGGTTTAGAAAAATGTAAATCGGTGAATTGTGAATATATTATGACTTTAGATAATGATGAATGTTATAATGACCGTCAACTAAGAGAGGAGGTGAATTTAATGAAACTTAATAATATTGATACATTATATTCACCAATAATTACATATTATAAAAGTGATAAATACTATTTTTTAGAAGATAAACTTTATGTACCATCAATATATAAGATAGATGATAGAAAATACGGTAGACATATTTATAGTTCGGTTCTTTCTGACCCTGCAAGAAAAATGGTTGAGA